CTTCCAGCGGCTCTTGTAGTTGAGGTGCGTGTTTGCGGAGTGGGTGCGGTTTCTCATGGGGTTATCGGTCTTGTGCTGCCTCGGCGGCGTCCTCGGCCAGCCCTGCCAGCGTGTCGGTGATGTCCGCTTTGCGGTGCGTCTCTCGGACGATGCACGGCACGGTTGCCCTCCAGTTGATGAGGTGATGGATGCGCGGGTTGCTCGTGTTCATCATCGAAACCTTCGTGCTCCCAGGCATCATCATCACGGTCGTGAACGCCTTGCAGAACGTGCCGAAACGGAGATACATTTCGGTAATTCCGCTCGCTTGCGATTGCGTGTCCTTCTGGTCGAGTTGTAGCCCCGTGAACGTCAAGAAAAGGCTCCCCCTGCTCCCGAGCGTCGTGAACGTGTTCACGTCCTCGTTCATCGCGCCGACGAATCGAAACTGGCGTTCGGTTGAGCAAAAGAAAGAGTTCATGCACTTGCGTTTCAATTTGATTCCAGAAAACCCGCCGATGTGGTCGCCGCCTTGCCCGAATGCGATGGACGCGATGTTCGCCGACTTGTAGTAGTTCAAGACGATTGCAAACGCGGCGTTAAGATTGATGATTTTCCTCGCCCCGGTTTCAAAGCGATAGCCGAAGTAGTAGTAATCGTCATCGAGCTGCAAGAAGTGCGTCACGCCAATTGCTTTTGCGATGTCGAAGCAGGCGTTGCGCGCCATGAGGATTGTGCGCCGCTCATCGAAGTTGTTGCCCTCGTCGCAGGCGTCCGCGACTTCCTTCTTGCGGAAGATCATCACACGCTCGCGCCCGAAGTTCTCAATGTAGCGGTCCACCGTCTTGTCCTCGTTGTCCACGATGAAGAACAGTTTGCCGGTGTAGCCGCACTTGGCGAGCGTCTTTGCCGTGATGACATTATCCGGCCTTCCGTGCGTGAGGATGAAAACGGCAAAAGTATCAGGTAGCTTTTCCATCGTTGTATTCCTCCAAAAATTGGCCTTTGATTTCGTCGCAGAGTCTCACAAATCCGTTTTCGATGGCCGCGTTAAAGTCAATAATGACAAGCGCGGAGCGTTCCATGAGTCGCTGCATTTCGGGCGTGGCGTGCGCGTAGTAGTCCGCACAGCGTTCGTAATTGAAAACGCTGTGGCGGTGTGCCGCCGCGCGTAGAAACGCCTTCTCAGCATCCGGCAGGCTCGAATCGTCAATCTCGCGCAGAAGCTCGCGCGTTTTCCCGTCATTGCAGAGCGTGACCACATGTGGTTGCTGGTTTTTCGGTTCGTAGATCGGAGCCTCGATCTTCGCGCTGTATTTCTTCGCCTCGGATTGCTCCGGCGCAAACATGGTGAATTGCGTCATGGCAGTATCGTGAATCCCTTCTCTGTGCATTCGGTGATGCGATATTTTCCCTGCCCGACCTCGGCGTGAAGTCTCGCCATTTCGAGTGTCGGGTATGTGACCTGAATGACCTGCCAGCACATGAGCTTGGCGTTCCATCGCTCGATTTTCCAGTATGGGTCGAATTTGCAGCTTCCTTTAGTTCTCATGTGAGGGCGAATTTATCGGGCGATTTCCACCCATGCGTGCCAGTTGCCGCCGCGATTTGCCGCCGCTTTCGCTTCGGCTTCTTCATTCGTGTCGAACGTGCCGATATGCGAAAAGCTGCCGGTGTTTCGGTTCGTGGTGAATACTGCAAACTTTTGCCTTTCGTCGCGGGCCGCGCTGGTGGTGTTCGTGTTGTTCATGGGGTCGAATCTAGCGGGCTGCGTCCGTGCGTCAACAATTATTTTCTTTTTATTTTGTGGGGGTAGTTTTCGCGAGTCTCGCGGCATACGTGGCGATCCAGTCATGCACCGGCTTGCCTTTGATGAGCCATCCGCATCTTTGCATCGAGGCGAAGAAGTTGCCGTCATAATCGGAATTCGGTTCTACGCCGTGCTGTTTGAGCGTCTCGTGCATCGCCTCCACCGAAGTCGGATACGGATGCAGCGGCTTTTTTTCTCCGAAAAACAACTGGTGCTTTGCAAAAGCACCCTTTTCTTTCTTTGAAGTCTCAGAGGAAGTCTCAGAGGAAGTCTTAGGTATTGTTCCGTCCTTTTGGTTCGCTGGTCGCGCCTTTTGATTCTCTCGTCGGTCCTTTTTGCCACATGTCCTTTGGGAGAGCCATTTGTTCACCGCTTCAGGGTAGAAAAGAAAGTGCCGCGTGTTGTCGAACTTGTAGCGGCTGTTTGGGTTACGATGCACAGAGATAACCCCCATCTCGGTGAGCCTCAAAATCGCTTCGCGGATGCTCCGTTTATTGTAGAGCGCCATGATGCCGGAGTGCAGTTCCTCGGCAGTGTGGAACTGGTAAAGGCTCGCGTCTTGGGTTCCGTTGTCGCCGTGACTCACCGCAACCGCGTTGGCTTGCCGCGCCTTCTCCCGCATTCCGAGCTTTACGTCATGCCAATACTCAAAAAAAGACAGCAGGGCGGCGGCGCAAGTGGTTCCAGTCGCCTCGATTTGCCACTGCCGAATGATCAGCAGGGATTCGCTTGCGGGGTGTTGGATACAGGATGATTTCATGGACAAAAGGTGCCTTCCCTGCGTCGCACCCTTGGCGAATACCAAGGCGCAGGGAAGGCAATGAAAAGGCTTTTTGAGCCGGTGCGATTCGGCGCGTCGCCGTGATTGGCGACGCGGGGAGTATTGCACCGGCACGGCGCGCTGGCAAGGGGAATTCCACCGTAGCGGCTTTTTTCGACTACGGTGCGCCGAGCGTAAGCGTCGCAAGCCACCGTCAGCCACCGTCAGCCGTGGCGGATTACTGTCAGCATTACGGAACGAATGTCACGCACAGTCACGCACAGTCACGCTCCCGTCACGCCTCAGTCACGCCGGGGGATTCTACCCGCCCCGCCATTTGGCAAGGCGCGCACTGAAATCGTGCAAGCGGTGTTTCATCGCGCGGCGTAGCTGCCCCGCAAGTCAGCACTTTACGCACGGCTGAAAATACTTTGAAAAAATGCTTGCGCGCTTTCAAGTGCGGCACTAGCTTGTCTCCAACGCAAGGCACCACGCCGAGCGGCAACAACCCGACAACCCGACAAAATGAACGCACCACTTCCAGCCATGAGCCTCACAATGACACCCCGTGAACAGCGTGAGCATCTTTTCGCCATCCGCGAACAGGATGCGCCTTCACCCTACACCCTCACACGCACTCCCGCTATGACATCCGATTCCATTCTCCTCGCCCAACTCATTGACGCCATGTCCCGCCGCTCGGCGTCTGGCGAACTCTACACCGCCCGCGAGGTGCTGTGTCATCTGCGCGGTGCCGCTGACATGCACGACTCTGCGCTGTCCGCCAAGATTGGCGCATACCTTGACGAAAGCCGCGCGGCGCACGTTGCGCTGATCTGCAAATGAGCACTCCAATCAACAACGGCGGGTCAGCGTTTCCCGAGCACTGGAAGCCGCTAGGGGAATCCGGCAATTCGTTAGGCCCCGGCATGAGCCTGCGTCAGCACTTCGCAGGGCTGGCAATGGCCGCGCTGCTGAGTCGCGAGGACACCATCGCCAACGGCGCGGAGGAGTTGATGCACCGCGAGCTTGCACGGCTTGCATACCAGCAAGCCGACGCCATGATTGCCGCAGGGGAGGCAAAATGACACGCGGAGGCAAACGTCCCGGCTCAGGCCGCAAGCGCAAGCCCGCGCCCGTGGCACTGTGTATGCGCCTCTCGCCGGAATTGCACGCCGCATGGCTGGCGCGGAAGGGCACGACCAGCGGGCCGAAATTACTGAAACACCTACTCGAAAATGGCCGCTAAACGCAAACCCGATGCCGCGCCGGATGCCGTGCAGGAACTCGCCGCGCCTGCCGTGCTCAAGCGGCTGCAAATGGACGCCGCGAAATTCTCCGCGCAAATTGACGACGCGGAGGCTCGGCTCGCCGCGCTCGGCGAACTCAGTCCAAATGCGGCGGAAACGAAGGACAACCGCGAGCAAATCGCGCGGGTGGAGTGCGAGCTTATCACGGCGCGCGACAACTTCGGCAAGACGGCGAAGATCCTTCTAGCCTATGATCGCGGAGTCGCGACTGAGCGGAAGGATGGCGAGAAGATCAGCGTGGAGGAAGCGCGGGAAATCTTCGCCCAGTTGATCCTCACGATTGACCTCGCCCTCGAACAGCGAATCATCGCCGATGCCCAATCCGCCGCGCTGTGCGACTCGCCAGAGGCTTTTCACCGCGCATCCGCTGACAACTGGCGGGCCGCGAAGGACGGGGCGCTGGCGAGCGCGAAGGCAGATTCCGTGCTGCCGAAATGGTTGACCGTATGATAGCCTACACTCGCGAGCGTAACGCCGTTTTTCTCAGGCCAGACGGAAGCGTTTTCCGCCGCATCCTCACGGAGACGGTGCGCGTTGCGCCAAGTGGCGAGCATGTGATTGAGGCGCAGCCGTGGCAAGGCGTGGAACCGTCCGACCGCTTGCTATCGTGGGACAGCGCCGCCACAATTCGACGCGAGGAAGTCGCCGCATGAAACGGTATTGGAGCACGCAGCAGCCCCGCGAAATGACGGCGGACGAGGCCAAGGAGTGGCACGCGTTTGACGCGAAATTGACACCGCAGGACATCATCGAAATGCAGACGATTGATGCGGATTGCAATGACTGCGCGCACTTCAAGCGGGGGGCGATTGTGGACAAAATCCCTGCTCTTTTTCCGAAAGGCGGCACGCTGCACCTTGGCGCGGGGAAATACTTCGATGGACATTGTGCAAAAATCGACAAGCCAACGCGAGCATTCCCGACTCAATACAGCGGACGAGAATGCTTTGAGCATCGGCGCGCAAATTTAATCGCATGAAAACGCTCGACTTCGCCCGCGCGCAAATCCGCTTCGACAAATCCAGCCCAATCACCGGGCCGTTTCGCGATGAATACTATCCTTTTCTCAGAAAGCCCTTTGAGGCGGCGGATGACATTTCATGCAAGCGGCTAGTCATTTTCAAGGCGTCAAGCTGCATGGGCACCGTCGCCGGGCAAATCATCAACTTGAAGCGCATCGTGTGCGACGTGGGCGACCAGATGATTGTCTGCCAGACCGATGACGACGCGGCGACATGGGCAAAGACGCGCGGGAAGGAATGGATACGCTCTAACCCCGACGCCATGCGGCTGCTATCTCGCGACAAATACGCGATGACCAACGATCTTGTGCTTTTCAGGTCGAAATTTCTGCAAATCACCGGCCCCGGCATATCATCCGCGCAGTCTGTGCAGGTGCGTTACTGCCAGACCGATGAGAGCCATCTGGAAAGCTACCCAGACGGAAGGCTCATCGAATTTGAAAAGCGCATGGGCGGGCGATGGGACAGGCAGGGCACGCATATCACCACGGCACCGGATGAAGGCCGCGAGGTTGCGACGTTTTACCTCGCAGGACAGCAAGACGAATGGCACTTCCGCTGCCCGAAATGCGAGCGGCTAGTGTGGCCGCTATGGGGCGAAGATTCAGGGAAACATTACAACGGCGTGAAAGTTTTTGGTTTCGATTCGATGCGCGATAGCGTCGTTTTTATGTGTCCACATTGCGACCATATTTTAAACGACACCGCGCGCGACCGTTACGCACTGAATAAGGACGGCGATTACGTCGCGCAGAATCCTACGGCACCGCCAGAGACGCGTAGCTTCCGCTGGAGCGTATTCGCCGCTCACTGGATTTCATGGCGGGAAATGCTCATCGAAAGCAACAGCGCGATGGACGCCGCGAAGCTCGGCAATTTGAAGCCGTGGGAGGACTACGAAAAGAAAAGGCTCTGCAAAATCTACGTGCCGCGCCTGCCCGACTTCGGCGACGCGAAGGGCAATCGTGACTACCGCCTCGGCGACGTGTGGCAGCCGGGGGGTGAGACATTGCGTGTCCTATCCTGCGACCCGCAGGCGGGCAAGGCAGGCGAACCCGCGCACCGGCACGCGCTCGTTACGGAATGGGACAGGCAGGGCAACTCCCGGCGCGTGTGCTACCGGCGCATAGATACGGCAGCGCAGCTTCACGAAATGGCCGCTGAGTTTGGCGTGAGCGAAGGCAAGCCGGGCAAAAATTCGCACGTCATCATCGACAGCGGACACGAACCCCGCCGCACGTTTCGGGAATGCGGGCAGTTCGGCTGGTATGCGTTCAAGGGATCGGACTTGCAGCAGTTCCACGCCATCAAGCAGGGCATTGGCGCGGACGCGATGAGCGTCACCCATCCAATGCCGTATTCGCAGCCGGAGCCGCAATCCGGCGTTGTCGGCGAGGCACTGCCAAAAAGCGCACGCAAGGTCAAGGTTGGCCGTTTGCCGGAGGGCTGGGCATATTGCATCACGTCGCACAATCCAGAACTCTACGGATACCTTTACGCGCTCATTACGGGCGCATCGGGCCGCTATTTCGGCATTGCCAGCGACATGCCGGAGTGCTACGTGAAAAACATGCCGGGCTTCATGCCGTTGATCGAGCCGGACAAGAAAACGGCGACGGTGAAGAAAATCGTGTGGAAGAAAATCCGCGAGGATCATTATTGGGATTTGGAAATTCTCGCGCTCGTCATTGCCATTCGCAGCGGCTTCTTCCCTCTCGGCAAAGAATCCGAGATTGACACGCCTCCCGCGCCCGTGTAAATACACGGCAAACCATGCCATCTCCGCAACGCCTTTACCGCCATTATTCCACGCCCGATTTGGCGGCTGCGTTCGCGACGGCCAAGAAGGAACTGGAGGAGTGCTGGCAGTCCGTTGGAGGGGGCGCAAAGAGCGGCACAAAGGCGATCACGGATGCCAAGTTGAGGCTGCATGAGATTAACGCGGAAATGGATTTTCGGGCGGGCATTATGACGACGAAAAAAGTGAACATGGATTTGACCGGATACAAATGAGCAAGCGCAACCGATACCAGAAACGCGACACGGCAACACTTGAGCGGTCAAAGCGCAGCGGCCTCGCGCTCGCTTCGATGGCTAGCTATGATGGAGCGATGCCTGACAAGACGCGGCAAATGTCGAATCGCATCGGCACGAATCCAAACTCGGCATACGCGCAACAGCAGCGCGTCACACTCATGTGGCAGGCCGAGGACCTAGTGAAGAACAGCGACTGGGTTTCCGTTTGCTATTCGCTGAAACAATACTGCCAGCCGATTGGCTACCTCGCGCAGACCGGCGACCCGGCACTCGACAGCGAAGTGAACCAATACATGCGGGAAGTGATGAAACGCGGCGGCATTAACCAGTCCGCGCTTTCCGCTTTTTCGTGCGCCGCCCACGTTGAAATGCCAGTGCGCGGTGATTCGATTCTGGAGCGGTATGACGACGAAACGCAGCTTCGTTTCATCGTTCGGTGCGCCGATCAAATTGGCGAGCTTTACCGCTTCGTAAATCCTGCCAGCTACGGTGCCGAGGCATTCGTGCAACCTCCCGCGCCGAGCGTGCGCTACATTGCCGGAATTTTCCTCGCGCCGAACGGGATGAATGAAGCGTTCAAAATTTACGAGCGCGGATACAATCAGACCTACCTCAACCCGCAAATCGTCCCGGCGTGCAACGTCATTTTCTTCCAAGACAATCTGTTCGACGGGCATCGCGGAGTCACCAAGTTCGCGCCTGCAATCCAGAGCATCCAGAAGCGGAATAAAATCTGGCAGAGCGGCATGGACAGCATGGCGATTCAATCGAAGATTGCAGCCATTGCCAGCAACGCCAGCGGCTCGCCCGATCCGCTGGACTACGAGACGACCACGAACTCGGACGGCACCATCACCTACACGGAAAAGATGGCGGACGGGGCCGTGGTGAAATACCAATTCAGCGACGGCGACAGCTATCAGTTTATGAAAAGCGAGGCTCCCGGCCCCGCGCTTTTGCAAGGGCTTGACTACTCAGACGAGCGCACATGCCTCTCGCTCGGCTTCCCGAAGGCGTTTTTGATTTCCGCACGCGACGGCGGCGGCGCTCCTACGCGCTTCGACATGAGCCGCGCAGGGCGGGAAATCATGCGCCTTCGCAATGACGTGTATCTTCCGCGCTTGGAGAAAATGGCCTATCTGTTTTTGATGGACGGCATCGCTC